TAAGAGTCATATCTTCTACAAGGTCTGGATGATTGATAATCAAATACTTGTATAGTTCTTCATCTTTAGTGCATTGCATTCTACGAATGTAATAAGGAGCATGCCATGCATGAATACCTGAGCTGGTACCAAGAACACAGCTTGTTGTACCTGACGGCTTAACAGTTGTAATTCTTGCTGCGGGGTTAATTCCTATACTAATAGCTGTTTTATGATTAGCCTCAATTGCTATACTTGCAGCTTCTCGTAAATCTAGGCTAAGTACATTTCCATTACATATTCCTGTCATACCAACACCTACAAGAGCATCTTTTTCTGTAGTTTCTTGCCAAATAGGACGTAAATAATGAAAATTACTAAAACCTGCTTGTAGTGTACCAAAGAATGAAGCAGCATATGCAGCTTCGTTTAAATCTAGTTGGTCTTCTACAATGCCTGCATTTACTTCTGTAAGATTACAAAACTGAAAGGGTCTTAGTGCGATTTCACAACAAGGATTAGTTCCCCAGTCTTTATCGTTACTAAAATACACTCCAGGCTCTCCCGCACCACTTGCTTGAATCTTTTTCCAAAGACCTTCAAAGAAACCTTTAGTAATTCTATGTCGTAGTAATACTGCGGAATTATTTGCTCTACCTCGTTGAGGATTGTCTTCCCACCAAGCTCCTGATTTACAAGAAATCATTTCCTCATCGTCTGCAGAAAATAAAGATATAAGTGCAGCTCGTCTAATTCCACCAGCAAGTACAGCGTCAGCTATATGGCAAACCATGTCATGAACTTCAATAGGAGATAGTTTTTCACCATCTTCTTTACGTTCAAGCATTAGTTCAAGACTAAACAAACATTTTTTAAGAGGTTCAGGCCCTGGAGCTTTACCGCCTGCAGTTACTAAACGAGACCCTTTTGGTCTAATATCAGAAAAATCAAAGACAGGCTTAGTTTTTCTCATACCAAAATAAGAAGACATAAGATGACGGACTGAATCTGCCCAACCTTCTATAGAATCGCTTACTAAATATTTTTGTTTTTTACGAGGTTTTACAATCTCAGGTAACGAGTTTACATGATCCCGTTGTACTGAATATCCAACTCCAGTACCTCCAAGCAGCAAGAACATAGTCTCACTAAATGCACGATAATCATCAATAGGTAAGTAAGCACAGTTATAAACTCTAGATTCTGATTTTTCAATAGCAGCTCCAGAAAACTGTGCAGCTCTCATAGACATAAGAACTTTTTTTTCTCTAAGAAATTTACCGTATTTATTTATTTGATCTGTTATATGAGGGTATTTTTTTACCATCATCGTAAGATAACGATCAACTATCTCATCCCATGTCTCTCTTCTTTCTTGATTTGGGACATATTTTGCGTACTTGTTAAAGACAACAATGTCGCTTAGGATTTTATTGCTTTTATCCATATTAATTGATTTTTTAAAATTTGTGAAAGGCTGTAAAAATACTTAAATGATGTGGTTGTTCCAATCTCTTGATTGATTTTTTACATCATTTGCTTTCTTTTTTCTAGCCGCGTAAGTAGTTCCTCGTAGCTCAGGGCATTCCTGCATTATTTTTCTTCTGCCACGAGTTATTCCCTCATATGAGGATAATTTTTTATCTGTCATTAGTACAAAAAATTCTGTAGCAGACATTTCTGAAGGGTCTTTGCTTAAAGCTACAAGGTCATTCCACCATATTCTAGCCATTAATGCAGCATCAGATTCTCTTAATCTAGGGTCTCTTTGTAGAAGACTTTTTACCTTTTTAAATACTTCTTTACTTAACATTATATAAATTGTATTCAAGGGTTAATTCTTCACCTGCTTTGATGTGACGTAGAGTTTTAATATATCTAAAATCTGCATCAATATAAGCTTTAAGGTTTGGAGTATCAGAATGATTGATGAATCCTCCAAGAGGAGTTCTAATAAACTGATTAGTAAATCTTTCATCATATACATGACTAATTCCTAGATTTTCTCCTACAGAGAGTTCTTCTTCTGCAAACAGCCCAAGACCATCTATACCAGATAATTTTATTGTAAGCCTATCATCTAAAGGCTTGTAATACTTTGTTTTTGGTTCCATTTTATTGGTTTTTTCTAGTTTATCTAATTTATACCCTAGTAGTATACAAAGTATCAATAGAATAACTATTAACACTTCGTATACTATTTTATGAGGTTTATTAATCATTTAAAATATGTATCTAATTGTATTCCAAGGAATAACAGAATTATGTAATTTTTTAAATTCTGCTATGTACTTAGCCTTTAAGTTAGATATATATCTGATATTAGTGCCACCATACTGAGAAATTTTATTTTCCTGTATGCTGGGCACCCATAGATATTTTTCTGCATCAGGATTACTTTCTAAGTTTTTGAAATGCTTAGCTTCATTATGGGTGAGGAATATTACCTCTGCCAATACTTGATCTTTGTAATCCACGTAGTCATCAAGCATTTGAAATAATTCTTTGTAGTCTTCTTTCCAGTTTTGATAAAGTATCACAGGACTAAAATTTACATGAACGTCATAACCACTTTCTATAAAAGCATCAATGGCTTTTATTCTATCTATAATTTTACTGGTTTTTGGTTCGTGTATATCAGACATGCGTTGCGGCATTAGACTAAATCTAATACGTATTTTCTTGCCTGGATCAAAAGTTACAAGATTTGGATTAACATACTTAGTAGCAAATGAACCCATAGCTACAGGATTGTCTTTGAAAAACTGAAATATTTTTTCCCACTCGTGATGTTTTGCATGTAACGAAAAATCCTCGTTACACGATATATCATAAGTAATATAGTCAGGATGAGTTTGATTTGGCTTTTGAACATCTGCAAAATGTGCATGACTGTTCATAGCTGTTAGTATCTCCTCTGTATTTGTAGCTACTGTAAGACCCGTAGGTTTACTACGTTTCATATAACAGTAACTACAATCATAGAGGCATCCGTGACCAAAGGAAGGAGAGATATAGTCAGTAGAACGTCCTGATGGTCTAATGACCATACTTTTACGCTTTACTTTATCAATCATCTTTCTTGTTTTCTATCGTATTCCTTCTTGTATCTATACAGAGGGTATACCATTACTATTAAAATTATCAGTGCTATTAGCATATCCTTTCTTTTGGTTTAGTTTATGATCCATACTTCTACCCAACCTTTTTCAGAATGCTCAACTGCAGCGTCAACACCTTGATTATTTAATTGTCGTGCGAGTTTACAGGCTGCGTCCCAGAGTCCTTCTTCAGGTACTTCATCATGCTCATCATCATAACATACATCTCCTCTACATTGATAAAACTCATTATCAACTAGTTCAAATGTATATCCGTTTACTGTTTCTTCTTTACTCATCTTTTTTGTTTTGGTTTAATTGTTAATGGATTCTCTGTCCATATAGTACCATCGTCTTCTCTTAGAATTTCAATCATTGACCAAGCAAACCAATACGGAATACTAACAGGGAGACACAACAAACTCAGTAATACTATTTGGACTTTACTCATCTTCTTCGCTTATTTTTAGCTTCTTTCATTCCTTTCTTAATTCTAGCGTTTGCTTTTGCTACTTCTTCTCTTGGAATTACAGTAAACCTTTCCTCAACCGTTTGAGGTGTCAAGGAATCCTTTACTACTTGTTTGGTTGCTAAAAACTTCTCAATGTATTCTCGTTCAACCTTACACAGTCCCCAATTCTCTACACATCTTTCAATATCTTCTATCGTGTATAACTTTGTGGGTTTCTGATACAATCCAAGTTTTTCATCAGCCTCCATCATATCAATTAGATTCTGCTTTTGTCTTGCTTTGTACTTCTCATAGTTCTCATCTGCTTTTCTGTTGAACTCTTCTGCTGATTCTCCTTTAAGTATCATCTTCTTTGTTTTTAGTGTATACTTCCATTTGATGTTCACACTTACCATCCTTTATTGGAGGATTCATAAAATATGATTGCCTAAACTTAGATGGTTCTGCTGTGAATCTGTAACACTCATCTTTTAAGGGACAGTTAGCCCCCGAACACATTGTAATGTCTGGCATTATTTCTTCTCGTTTAATTTTCTAATTTCTTCCAATAATGCCATAGCTACTCTAGTATCAGAGTCGAACATAGCTGTTAACTCCTTCTCATAGTTTATGAGGTCGTTTAGTGTTTTTATTTTACTCATCTTTGTTTTGGTTTAACTCACAATTTTGTGACTCACAACTTTCTTACAATCTTTAGTTTAATTAATAAGTAGTTGTAAAATTATTAGCTCTAAGTTTATTCTCAAGTTTTAAAATATCATACTTAAGGTCAGCTATCTCTTTGTCTTTTTCCTCTAATTCTATAGTTAAGGCTTTATACTTATCAGAAAGTGCTAAGACATCTGAAAAAGTAGATTTATCCTCATCCTTGTAGTTGAGTAGGCATAAGTCGTAAGCAGATTTATAAGCTTTTTCAGATTCATATAACACATCATGAACTTTTCTATGATGTACGCCTGTAGCATGGTTTTTCTTTACAAATCTTGCTACAGCAGACAGAGATAGTTTCTCTTCTCTTATAAGAATATTCATAGCTATTCTTCTAGCGTCTACTATATGTCTATCTCTTTTAGAACTGTATACGTCTTCTACATTTACACCCAAGGTTTTACAAACTATATCTACAGTTTGTTCCATTATGTAGTGGTTATATATTTTCATTTTAAATTCTTTTAGGTATTGAAATAAGTTCATAAATACAGCCATTGTCTGTATTTTGGTTTAGCACATTTACAATTCTAGCAGCTTCTTTTTCATCTTCTGTTTCAAAGACTTCATCTCCTTCAGTAAGTAGATGCTTTGCCTGCCCTATAGTTTTAACAATAGCAAAACTAAAAGTTTCCTGTTTCATAAATTCTTCTACTATTTCTTTTTCATTCATTTTTAATAAGATTAAAAGGGGTAGCTAAGCTGCTACCCCTTGAATTACTAGTTCACCCCAGTGGTTTTTGCCAATAGTAGTCTTTAAAAACTTACCATTTTGATAAAATATAATTTGCTTGTTTTTAGCAAATCTTTCAAAACTTTTAGACATAGAATCCATACCTACACATAGAATAAAACAATCTTTATGATAGTCATTCTCCATATCTATACTATCCCAACCATCAGTTATGATAATAGCAGGTCTATTGACTTTCTTAGAGTTTTTGATACACTGAGCAATGTCAGTTCCTCCCCCAATTTGAGCTGCAAATAGATGTTTCTTATCTATCTTAGGCATATTACCTTGATTAGAAAACAAATAGCAATCTCTAAGAATATTCATTTGCTCTAATTTAAAAGCAACCATTCTTGCAAGATTTCTATAAGTAACCCTAATAGAAGAGTCTCCCATATCAGAATAGGTTTCCATAGAACCTGAATCGTCAATATATACATCAAAGCTAGTAGTATACTTTTTGGTCTTTGTAACAAGATCATTAAATAATGCCACATGAGCAAAGTTTTCTATATTAACCAGGTCCTCTATATCTTCAGAGTCAAATATAGACTCTTCGATTATAGTGGCTTTGCCTCCAACGCATTCAGTAGCTTTATCAATAGTGGCTTTCAGAAAGTCTTGAATATTACTGCCTTTTACGCTAACAAGTTTTTGCAATCTTGGGTCCATCATAAGATCCATCATATCGAGATCTTCTTTGGTATTACCTTTACCTGCATCCATTCCTGTCTTATCTGCTTTTTCTATGTCTTTTTTAATTTGATTTTTAGCTGTATTAGCAGCAGAGTTCATATCTTTTTCAAAATCTTTATCAGAAGGATCGTTGCCATTTTGAATGTCATCGTTCATCTGTTGAAGTTTATCTTTAAGATCGTCACCATACTTTTTATACAACTTATCTAAAATTCCCATAGTTTTAGAAGCAGCTAGATAAGAATATCCCGCTTTGTCGTTAGTAGCGTACTGTAACAAGTGGTTATCTACTTTAGAAAGTAAATGATGCCACCAGTACTTGTCTGGAGTTATTTCGTATTTCTTGTCTTTTTTATGCCAGTGACTAAAAGCATCCATAATAATACTAGAAGCACCGCCATTGGCTTCAAGAAATTCGTTACAATTTAGTTCTCTATGTATTTTTGTAAATACAGAAGAACCTAGAAGAGAATCGGTTTCATTTTTAATAATAGAGTTAGATGTATCAGGGGACACATTAATAGTGTCCCTTGAATACATACTACCGCTACCCCAATAACTTCTCCTATTGTCTGAGAAATTAAGCCTGTAGTCCATGCCCTGCTACTTTTTCCATTAAGTTGTTTAAATACTCTTGATCCGAAGTATTAACTTGCTTTTTAGACAAAATCACACTCATAATAGCGTGAATTTCAGACATCTTATGCTGATTCTTAGCAGCATATTCTCCAAGAATATAAAACATATCATGCATAAGATAAGATGCTTTATCTTTGTATCCTGCTGTACTGTTCAAGCCATTAAGCTCATCTACTAATTGAGTACTAAACAACTGAGTATATGCCCAGTTATCGGCCTCTACAATAGATTGATACTGACCTACAAGAGATCTTACATTGTTTTCTCTCTTAGTTTCTAGCTTAGCAGCAACATCACCTAACTTATCAGGAGCAACAAGCTCACATACTTTAATAATAGCTTGAGAATCCCCCAACCCATATACAAGCTTTGCAGCTTGAACAATCATAGGTACCTGATAAATAGTACGATCAGAAGCAGAAGTATAGATAGTACTTAGAAACTTATCCATAAGCTTAGAGTCTATTTGACAAGCTTTTACCTCTTCTTTTGTAGGAACGTTAATCATTACTTCTTGCGTACTTTCACCTTTCTTCCACATGTCTTTCATAACATCAAGACCGACACGAACTACTTTTTCTGTAAGTACAAAACGATCCCAGAAAGGATTTTCTAGTTCATCATTAGGAATAACATTACAGCTACCAGCCATAACTTCCCACTTACATTTCTTAATAGTATCACCATAAAAGAGAGCTTTTTCACGCATAACAGACAACAAAGTGTTACGAACACCTGAAGTCCCCTTATCAACCTCGTTAATAAGTAAAAACTTTGCATCAGCAATAGGAGCGTCAATCTTGTACTCCTTATCTTCTAATAGAGATTTCATATTTACACGACCTTTAATCTCAGAGGTCTTAGTGCCTTCGTCTAATTCTATAACAAAGGTATTCTTGCGTACAGCTTCTCTATTGTATTGATACTTAGCTGCAGCGTAGTCAAGAAGAGTTTGTGTTTTACCTACTCCAGGCTCGCCCAAAAGCAATACAGGTAGACCTGTTGCTTCTGAGAGAGCTAGAATATTAAATACACTTTCTTTTCCTACTAATTTGGTTTTAATCTTTCTACTTTCCATTATTTTATTGGTTTTATTTATTATTAATTAAATACATCTAATATTACACAGTTTTCATTTTCATAAGACATAGCGTGGTCATATGTAGTAAACCACTCATCATTTTCTCTATGCCATTTTACTTCTTTTAATAGTTGCGAAGTTCCTTTTACATATTCACCTGATTTTAGAGTTCCTCCGTGAGTAGCCATATTTATATCTCGTACACTGCAACCATATACTACAGGTTGATGAGCGCAATTCATCTCTGCTACTATAAACTTAAAAGACTCTATAGTATACTCAGAAATATCGTTTTTAGGGCTGTTCTCAGGGGAGGGGGATCTTTTGTGCCATTGTCGCAATGCTTCCGTATAGAAAGCAGCTTGCCTAAAGTATCCGAATTTTATAAAGCTATTTTCAAACTCTAATACCGATTTTCCTGTAGTTTTTAAATCTGTAGGAATTATTCTTTTATTAGTATGATCTACGATAACTCTATCCATAGTGCCCTTACAAAGCAACCCTTCAAACTCAAATTCTATATATAACTGGTCATATACATCCATCATTGGATGAGACTCGCAGTCTTTCATATAAAATTTAGTCTTGTCACAGTTCTGCAACATTGCAACGACATCTTTTACTTGTTCCAGGTCTCCTTCTGCAATTACAGTTTTTCCTTTTGAATTTTTAAGAAAGTTCATGTACTGCTGAATCTTAGGGTCTTGATACTTTTTCCATATAGCCTCTTCTTTAAGTTTAAATCCTGATTTCTTATAAGCAAGTGAAAACAAAGTCTCTTCAGGTAAATTATCTTGATTTACTTGCGTATAATCATGCATCATCTTACAGAGATCTCCCATCATACCTGAAGGCTTACCTGTTTTAATAACAGCGAATTGCTCATCAAATTTGTCAGGCTCAGTAATTAAACAATCTACAGCAGAACCTTTTGTAAAATAACTAGCATCTACTTGTTTAGGATTTAAAATATGCTGCCTATATTCTGCAGGACTTTTTGCAAATAAATTTAAAGAAGACACACTCATTACGTGTGCCTGTAGTGGGTTTGTTATTATTTCCATTTAAATAAGTTGTATGTTAAACACTAATTTTCTTATATCAGATTCTATATAGTTTATTTGACCAGAGCTTCTTACGTATTCTACACTGTCTTCAGGTATTTTACCTTTTTCTACAAGTGTATCAAGAAACCATTTAGTCCAAGGCCATAAATTATCGCAATCCCAATTTAATTTATCTCCAGGTTTATATAAATCTAACCAGATTCGTATATAACACCCAGAAGGTATTTCTATTACAGGTAATTGATCTATATATTCTCCTAAATATTCATGCATCCATCTGGCTACTTTTGACCTTGCGGTATAATGTAACGATCCGTCATAAATTCTTTGGCCATTGACTGTCCAATATTTAGGAGTTCCTGCTGCAAGAGGGTTTGCTATCACTCTGTTTTTACTTTGGTCTACTAGATAATTTCCTTTATCATATTTTAGAAGACCAGTTTGTAATTTACTTGTGTACTTTTTAGGGAGGTTATCTCCTTTTTTATAATATTTTGTCCTACGTCTTTGACTAATAGGAATTTTATCTTCGTAGTTAGGAATTACTACTTTCCATATTTTACTCATTAATTAAGTTATTTACTAAGTTTCTTGAGATATCAAGGCCATATAGTTTTACATGATCGCTTATATCTTTTACATTATTGATATTTTGTATAAATATTACTTTAGAACTCATACTTAAATATTCTTTCAAGTTTTGGGCACCCTTATTTCCAGTATCGTCATTATCAAATAGTATTACTATATTATCAAAATGCATTGCAATATTATCTATCGCTTCGTATTGGTTTCTGTTGCCCTCAGCTTGAGGAGCTATAGAAGAAAATCCCATCTCGTGTAAGCACATCACATCTTTAAGTGATTTTGTTACTATGAGAGTATCTCTAGAAAAATCTAGAGCATCGTATCCTTGTATGTTGTCTTTAGTGACATTACTCATCCATTTATACTCACCCTTGTTTGCAAAGGGCCTATAAACTTTAACATTATTGTCAAACTTATAGCAGTATATAGGATTGTAATTATTATATCTTAATATAAGATTTTTATCTAAGAATATATATTTAGCAGAAAATACTTTATATTTTTCAAGTGTTTGGCTTGTGATCTTATAAGACCCCCAATACTCTTTATCTTTTTCTGTAAACAATTGCGGTTTAAATTGCAATAGTTTTTTATGATATTCTATTTTATCAGGCTTATATTCTTTATACTGCCTTTGGTAAGTAGTATTTCCACTACTACCATTTAATTTAAGATTAAAATCTCTATTTACTATCTCTAAAGCCTCTACAAACGAAGCTTTATACATTATCATTACTAAATCAAAACAAGAACCTTGAGCACCGTTAAAATCTTTAAATCGAAGATCTCCGTTTGAGAGAGAATATACAACAAAAGAAGGTACTTGATCTTTTCTAAGAGGAGATCTAAAAGCTTTATTTACAGTGAAATCTATCCCTATGTAATATCTCATTATCTCTTCTTGGCTTGCTTTTTCAAGTATAGCCTCTTTAGAGAGTCTTTCGGGTATATCTGCATTGCTTAGATCGTACATGTTATATAAAATAAAACTGAGCCACCCGTATTTCTACAGATGGCTCAGAGATTAACAAAATGTCAAACTAAGTATTAAACGGGAGATCTACATCATC